GCCGCTGCCGGGGTGTACGCGCCGGTCAGCGATGTCGGCGTCTTGGCCGAGGTCGGGATCGCCTGACCGGCGACTTCGATCACCGCGTCGGCAGCGAAGCGCACACCGGCCACGACGATGTTCGTGAGTGTCGACACGACGCCGTGGTTCGGAGTGAGCGAGTTGATGTGCGGGTCGGTGAGCACACCGGGCGGGAGCGACGCGTCGTAGTAGGCGCTCACCGTGCTCACGAGTCGCTTTGCGTCTTGCGTCATGTCGGCCTCCGCGGGTGCTGATAGACGGCTATCAGTGTGAGGCCGAGGACGGGCGGAAGGCTCGTCCCCGACCCCACTCCTGCAGCACCCTACGGACCGACGCGCACCGCGCCGTTGGCCTCCGCGGGCGGCGTGTTGGCCGGACCGGCTTCCTTCGTCGTCGGGCGGTAGAACGCCATCGCCTCTGCGACGGCGACCTGCCGACCGAGCAGCGCAGGCTCGACCGCTTCGAGGATCGGGAACGGGTAGACGTACGCCTCGAGCGCAAGCGAGTTGCCGATGTAGATGTCCGTCGTCGTGATGCCCGGTGTGACGATCTGCTGCAGGCCGAGCGGCCCGAGGTTGAAGTCGCCGAGGGACGACGAGCCGAGGGCGTTCGCCGCACCGATGAACGGGAACAACGGACGACCGGCCGCGTCGGTCAACGAGCCGAGCATCGCCCAACCGAGCGGACCGTACGCGATCCACGTCGGCAGTTCCCCGGTGTTCTGGTAGACGAGCGCAGCGGCGTCGAACAGGGCCGCGAGGACCGTCGCCGCATCGGCGTCGGCGGCGAGCGGGACGTGCGCGGTGGTCTTGGCGACCTCCGTGATCGCCGCCTTCTCGCCCTGGTAGGCGACGCGCTTCTGCAGCTGGCCGACGATGATGTTCCACCCGGACGGCTGCAGCGACATGAGTTGCTGCGACACGTTCAGGTAGCCACCGACCGTCGTCAGCGTCACTGTGTCGACCTCGACGGTGAAGTGCTTGCTGACGAGCTCGGCCTTCTCGAGTGCTTGCGTGCCTGCGCCGGTCGTGAACGCCGGGTCGACGATGCGGGGGCGGGTGAAGTTCATCGCCGAGGGCGACGGGTTCTTGCCGATCGCCGAGAGGAACGGCTGGCCGGACGGGTAGAGGTCGATGACGGGACCGACGACCGGAGCGACGAACAATCCGCCGATGTCGCCGGCAACCGGTGTCGTCTTGGCGGCGTCGGTGCCCATGTGCTCGGCGGCACGCTTCATCACCACGTCCCAGCGACGCTTCGCTTCCTGGTCCTCGTGGTCGTGCGTCGAGCCGAACGTGCCGTGCAGGCAGTCCCACACCATCTCGCCACCGGAGCGGTACATGACCTGTGCGGGCGCTGACGGTGTCGAGTGCATCAGCTTGTCGCGGGTGGCGTCGTCCATCGCCTTGTCCTGGCCGAGCACGTCGATCATCTCGTCGATCCGAGAGATGCGCTCGTACGACTTCTTCATCAGGTCGAGGTCGTCGGGCGTCGGGTCCTTGCCGCGATCGGCGGCGTTGTTCTTGAGCACAGCGACGGTGTTGATGAGGTCGTCGCGTTCGGTGATGTATTGCTCGACGAGTGCGTGCGGCATTCCGGTTGCCTCCTGCAGAGCGGGGACCCGGTCAACCGTGTGCCAGGCCCGTGATGGGTTCGGCAGCGGGCGGGTCAGCCGCAGGAGGCCGAGGCAACGGTGCGCTCCGTGCTCGGGTGGTCCGCGGTGGTGAGGATCGTCACCGTGCTACGAGCACAGGGTACCGAGGGCGTCAAGCGTCCCGGTGATAGACGGCTATCAGGTCAGGGCGAGCGCGTCCCACATGAGCGGGAACACCGCCAGGCCCAGGCCGAGGGCGATGAGCAGCGGCCACCACGGCGCGGCTCGGTTCCTGGGCGTCGCGGTGAACGCCGCCAGCGCGAAGCAGATCACGGCGAGCAGGTAGAAGATGAACCGGGGCGTCGCGCCCATCAGGTCAACAGCAAGCACTGTGTGCGTCCTCTCATCAGACCGGCACCCACGCGGTACCCGTCCACCGTTTCACCGGCTTCGGTACCCATGCGCTACCACTCCACACCTTCAACGGCTTCTGCACCCACGCCGCCCCCGTCCACGTCCGCATCCATCCCGACTCCCTGACGATCGCGTAGCGGAACGCATACGCCCCGGTGCGGGCCATCGTCAGGTTCCACGTCTGCGTCGACGCGGCGGTGGTCTGCAGCTTGCGCTGCGAGATGCTGCGGGCGTTGAGGTCACCGGTCGGGGAGGCGGTGATGCCCGAGTCGGCGGCGGTCCAGGTGCCATTCAACGTGTCGCTATCGCCGGTCGCGCTCGGGTTGTCGGCGTAGGCGAGCGTGGGGATGAGCATGTCTCCGACGTTGATGGGGCCGACCGTGAACGACGGGTTGACCGTGTTGCCGCCCGACCCGCCGTTCACCACCGACCACACTGCAGGTGCTCTACCCGCGACATCGGAGCCGAGCTCGAGCAGGATGACCGACTTGGCCGTCGTCACGGTGTTGAACGTGACGGTGACGACATCGGTCGTCGCGAGTCGGGCGATGGTTGCGGTCAGGAAGCGCAGGCAGATGCCCGCGTTGGCGACACTGCCCCCGTTGTTGATCGTGGCTCCGCGGTCGATCCAGACGTTGCCCACGGAGTCGACGACGGAGACGAACGGGTCCGCACCCGCGGCGGCAGAGTTGTCGTAGGCGAGCATGAGCAGCGCGAGCGTGTTCGGCGTGAAGTCCGCTATCGGCGAGAACGGGTACGTCGTCCCCGCGGTCAGACTGCCCGCCTGGTGGCGACGAACGGCAGTGAGCGTCACGTCAGGTCGTGTCGACCCACAACGCACCGACCGCAGGCGACGCGGGCGCGGTCGGACCGACCGAGACGATCGTCCCCGGCGCGCCCGCTGCCCCCGTCGCGCCGGTCGCACCCTGCGGACCCGCGGGACCGGGGACCGTCGACGCCGCTCCGGTTGAACCGGTCGCGCCTTGCACGCCCTGCGGACCTGCGGGACCTGTCGGACCTGCAGGACCGGGCGGACCCTGCGCGCCGGGAGGACCCTGGATCGTCCCCGCGGAGGACACCGCCACCGTCGCGGCGTTCGGCACCGACACGTCGACCGCGAGCGGGTCGGGCAGGTTGATGCTCACACCGTCACCTGCGGGGTCACCGTGACCGCGCCCGCGGCGAGTGTCGTGATGAGCGGTGGCGCTCCGGTCGTCGCGATCTGGCAGTCCCACACTCCCGACTGCGACAGCATCGCCGCCGCGCTCGAAGGCAAGTGCAGGTGGACGATGTTGCCGGCGATCACGCAGTCGAACGTCGCGAGCAGCTGATCGGCGACCTCGCTGGCGGTCTTGCGTATCTGCGACTTGGCGACCATGCCGGTCAGGTCTGCCGGTCCACCCGCGGCGTCGCTCACGGTGAGGTCGAGCCAGAAGTCGTCGCCCTCGTAGAGCGCCAGGTTGACGGTCTGCGGCAGACCGGAGATGTTGACCGGTGTCGATGCCACCGCGCGGACGACTGCGCCTCTGGTCATGCCGGGACCATGCTCATGGTGTCGCCCACTTCTCCCGCAACCACCCCTGCGCCGCAATCCGTTCCGCGTCGACAAGCCTCCCCGCACACAAGAACACTTCGCACAGCGTCCCCGTCATCCCGCCCGCCGCGGCTCCCGCCGACACTGTGGACAGCGCACCCGCGCCAGGGTTCACCGGTCCATGCGACGCCCCGTTCACGTAGATGCCGCTCGCCGCACCGTCGAACACCGCCGTCACCTGCGTCACCCCCGCTGCGCTCGCCCCGGTGTCGACCACGGTCGGAGCCGCGAGCGTGAAGTTCCCGCCCGCGTTGGTAGCAACGCCGCCGATGATGACCCCCGCGCCGCCCATGTTCTCCATGACGAACAGCACCGTGAACGGTTGCGGGAGTGCGAGCGCCGCCGACACGAAGCTGATCTGTTCGATGTAGAGAACCTTGTGGCCGTTCATCGGTTGGAAGCCGGGGTAGTAAGGCTGCGTGTTGTAATCCGGGTTCGCCAGGTCGGGACCGTGGCCGGACTTGTTACCCCAACGAGACAGGCCACCGCCCGAGTACGTCGACGATGCCAGGTCGCTCCCGTCCCACCAGCCCGTCAGTCCGGTGAGTGCGAGCGGATCGAACGGCGAACCGCCGCCACCGAGCAGGTCGGGCGGGATGCTCGCGTCGTAGTAGGTCGACAGTGTGCGGAGCCGGTCGGTCGTCATCGGAGATGGGACCCCAGCCCGCCCGGTCGGGTCACGCCGTACTCGCGCACAAGCTGCTGCTGCTTGTCGCGCTCGGCGTCGAGTCGTCCGGTCAACGCCTCCCACTCGCGTCGGCGCTCGGCAGCTTCCTCGGCCTCGCGCTCGAGACGCTCCGCTTCCGCGACCTGTGCCGCCGCCGCTGCCGCTGCCGCCTGCTGCGCCTCGGCTTCCTCGGCCTGCTTCGCCGCTCGCTCCTGCTGGGCGTCGTCCATCTCCGACCGGTACTGCAGGACCCGGGCGGTCGTGTACGCACCCTTCGGTTCGAGCGCCACTTGGTCGAGATGAGCGCGGGTACGCCACCGGACCCCGTCGACCTCGACGGTGTGCTCGGCGCGCGGCAGACGGAACTCGACCGAGAGCTCGTCGACGCCTTCTTCGAGCAGCGCACCGACGTTCTCGGCCAGCGTCGGCAGGATGCGCGCGTCGCCGTAGAGCCCGTCCGCTTCCTCGCGCAGCGCGGTGAACGGACCCAGGTAGCCGAGTCCGTCCGGCCCGTGCCGATGCACGAGGTTGATCTTGTTAATGATGCCCTTCCCTTTCGCGTTCGCCTGCGGTGCGAACGCCCCCCTGCGGAACCCTTCCTGATAGGCGTCTATCTGCCCGTCAGGTAGTTCGTCGAGGACCTGTGCGACCACGTCGTACGGCATCAGCAGGCCCGTCAGCTGGCGCGGTCCGGTCCGTTCGATCTGTGCGGGGACCGCACGGAAGAACGACTGTGTGCTCACTCGGAGCCTCCTTCGTTGATGACGCGCCGCCGCAACTCGTCGAGCAGTTCGACGGTCGTCGCCAGTTCGAGCGGCACCCGCGGTCGGTCCGGTGATGACCGGGCGGCGAGCACACGCTCGACGGCCTCGCCGAGCATGACCTCCTGCTCGGTCGGCTCGTCACCGAGTGCGACGACCGACGCGAGCGCAGCGGCGACCTCGGCGTCCATCACCGTGCGATCGACGTGTGCGTCGACCCCGCCCCGGTCAGTCGTTCGGCGGTCCGAATCTCGTCGATGCTCACCGCACGCTGCCCGGTCGTCTCGTCGTAGATGTTGAACAACGTCGACCAGCCGTTGATGCGGTCGGTGAACGCAGGACGCACGTACTCGTCGCGGTTGAGCTCGACGCGCTCCCCCGGCAGCAACGCCCATTGCGAGACGGCTTCCATGATGGTCGCCGCCTTCGGGCGCAGGTACGCCCGCCAGTGGAAGTCGTAGACGCCCTCGACGTTCCGGTACGTCATCGACGAGTCGCCGGACGGGAGCGCGAGCAGCGTCGGCGGCACACCGAGCAGCACGGCGATGCGCGACTCGTCGAACTGCCGTAGCTCGAGCAGCGCCATGTCGCGCGGGTTCATCGTGAACGGCGCGAGCGTCACGCCCCCGGAGAGGACCGCGGGCGCACCCATCGCCGACAGTCGAGCGGCGACGAAGTTGTCGCGCAGGAGTGTCGCCTGCGGTTGCGACAGGTTCCCCGGTGCGGTGAGCACACCCCACGGGATGCCGCCGCGCATCGCCAGCCCCGACTGGTACTTCTCCATCGCTGCCGCACCGAACAGGTTGTACGAGAGGGCTTCGAGTGGACCGAGTCCGCGCGGTTGTCCCGGCCACGACGAGTAGCGCAGGTGCAGCACGTCGGCGGTGATGTCGATGCCACCCATCTCGTAGTGACGCGTCTGCCCGTGCATCTCGACATCGACCCAGCCGGGATTCAGCATGACCCAGGTCCGCACGGTGCCGTCCGGGTAGCGCGAGGTCGCCCACAGGAACGCTTCGCCCTTGCCGTAGTACGACGTGACGACCTGCTTCATGGCCTCGGTCCAGCCGGTGTAGACCTCGGGTTGCGGGTTGCTCATCCACGGCAGCGGGTCGATCACGTCCGCGCCGGCCAGTCGGTACGGCGGCATCGTCGACAGGATGCTGGCGTTGAGGTCGATCGCACCGAACACGGTGCTCACGCGGTTGGCGATGTCACCGAGCCCGCCGATCCCGCCGCCCCAGGTCGGGGTGCTCCACTCGACCGGCCAGCCTGACCATGCCTGCACCGGGGGCGGCGTCATCATGCCGGTGAGCGTCGGGTCCCCGACTGCCGGGTACATGACGTGCGTGTTGCCGTAGCCCTCGCTACTCGTCGGACCGACCGTCGACGGCGGCGTGTTCACGCCGGGGCCGTTGTCGTTCGGAGGCCAGCTGCGAGGGTCGTCGGCGCGGACGTGACGGACGACCAGTCCCGACTCCGTCACGTAGTCGCTCATTGCCCGGAGACGATAACCCCGTTGGCGCACGCAGGGTGATAGACGGCTATCAGTCCGGGGTACGGTCCCGGCCATGACTACTCAACCGCAACAGCCGGATCAGCCGCCCACCGCACCGCCGCCCGACCCTCAGCCGCAGCCGCCCACCGAGCCGGACCGAGACGATCGGGACGAGCGCGAGGACCCCGACGAGCAGGGATCGACCGGCGACATCAACGCCGATGTCGCCCTCGGGCGCACTCCCGCCTCGGGCGAGGACAGCGAGGTCGTGCAGCCGCCCTCGCAGTAGGTCAGTCCTCGAGGTCGGCCAGCCGGTAGACCGTGCGGATCACCTGACGGCACTCCCACTCCGTCTGCCACGGATACCGGTTGTGACTGTGTGCGATCTGCTCGACGAGTTCGATGATGTCGGCGCGGGTGTCCTCGTCGAGCGCGTCGAACCCGGCGAGCAACTTGACCCGCCGCTCGGCGGACAGTCGGACGTTGTCGGGTTGCATGACGAGCACGGAGGGGCGGTCGGCACCGCGTGACGCTCTCATCGGGGCTCGCCCTGCCGCCGCCGAATCAGCGTTTCGATGCTCTCGCCCGATCCGTCCTCGCCGAGCAGGATGGTCCCGATGGTGTCGAATCGGCGGTACACCGCGTCGGTCGCTGCTTCGATCGCCACGCCGAAGCTGTCGCCCAACTCGCCCAAGCCCCGGTTCAACACCTGTTCGATCCGGGCGTCGACCTCGGTGCTGCCGAGGATGGCGCGTGCTTCCTTGACGACTTGCCGCAGGTCCTTCGTCGCCGCGTGTGCATCACGAGTCACTTCGCGTACCTCGTCGATCGCACGCTCCATGCGTTCGATCAGCTTCGTGAGGTCCGTCGTGCCGCTCACTGTGCATCCTCCGTCCCGAACGGGTGCAGCACCGATGGCGGGTGCTCGGGACATGCACACGGTCCCGGTGAATGGTCCGTGTAGTCGCAGCACGGGATGCTGTCGTCATCGTCCCGGTAGCGCGGGTGATCGGGCGGGGACAGGCCGAGCGCATCGAATGCCCTCTGCGTCGGCCAGTAACGACTCCGCTGCTGTTCCCGACTCACTGTGCGCCTCCCCGCGGTTGGGGCTTGCCGTCAGCGACCGCACGCTCGACGCGCCGTATCTGACTCCGTAGGTTCTTCCACCCGCGCCAGTCGGACGGCGATGCCGGGAACGTCACGCTGTGCGTGCCGCCCGGATGATCGAAGCGCAGATGCCCGTTGCGGAGTGCTCGGTACGACCAGCCCTTGTCGAGCAGGTCGTTCGCTAGTTGACGCTCTCGGTCGGGTAGACCGCGGATGCGCCCCGTCACCGGAGCCACTCGCGGATCGCCTGCTCGACCGCCGTCGTCATGGTCAGTCCCTCGCCGATGGCGCGGAGCCGCAGTCGCTTGTGCAGCGACTTGGGGATGACGACGTTGATGCCGGTGCCTTCTACCTTCTTGGGTGTGCGTGTGTTTGCCATGCCGAGCATTGTAACACCAGTTAGACCGCTAAGTCGGACTCCACTGCAGGCGGCACGTACTCGAACGAGTAGGTGTTCAAGCGGCGCGGATCGGACTGCTGCTTGCGCCAGCGAGGGACCTTCGACAGCGTCCCCAACTCGCCCGGTTTCGTGACGTGCGCGGCCAGCTGCCAGCGCGGACTCCGTGTCATCACCCGGATCATCGCCGGGTGCGCGACGACCGCACGGAACCGGTTGCCCTGCCGGTACAGCAGGTCGGCGATGGCCTCGACCATGACGATGCCGATGCTCAACCCCTGCCAGTCGGGGAGGACGACGAGTCGGTGGCCGAGCTTGAGGTTCTTCGCGCTCGGGTGCTGGAAGTGCCGGTACGAGACGAACCCGACACACTGACCGTCGACGAACGCACCGAAGCACTGCGCTGCCGGTTGGTGGTACTCGCTCAGATAGTGATGCGGCGCAAACACGCGCCACGCGGAACGATCGACTGGATAGACGCCAACGTCCACACCGGGCCGGGGTTGAACCGACCTCCATGCGAACGCGTCTGCGTGCGGCTGGTAAATCCAGTCCGGTTGCAGCCACTCGACCACGTCGTAATGACACGTCACCGCCACCAGCTGCCGCTCGTCACGACGGACCGTCCGCTGCAGCGTGTGCGATGCGACCTGTGCAACCTGACGGTCGACGACCGACGTGAACTCGTCGATCACGATGACCTCGCCCTCGGGCGCTTCGGCGATCCGGCGAGCGCACATGGCACGGAACTGCTCACCGGTCGACAGCGTCGAGTAGGGGCGCATCCATGACGGCGTCGACCCGAGCCCGACCGACGTGAGCAGTCCGACGATGTCGCGGATGCCCATGCCATCGGGGAACTCGTCGAGCACGCTGCGGTCGCTGCTCCACTTCGGTTCGGGCCGGACGGGGAAGCACGCTCGCGCCACCGACGACTTGCCGGCCCCTGACGGACCGACGATGAGGCCGACCGACCACGGTTGATCCTCGACTGGCAGATGCACGTTCCAGGTGCGGTCGACGTGGTCGGTGGGCGGATGGTCGAACATCGTCCCCGCCTGCAGGACTCGAGCGGTGCTCGTGACCGGCGCAGTGAGAGTGATCGTCGTCTCCATCTACATCAACGCCCGCACGCGGAAGCCCTCGCCCGCGAGACGGTCGAGCAGTTCGACCTGTTGCATCTCGTCGTCGCAGTCGACCATCACGCCCCACGACTGCGGGAACTCGGTGATGTCGGCGTCACCGGGCGGTGGCAGGTTGGTGTCGAGCAGCTTGGCGAGGTCGTCGTCGGTGTAGGCGGTGGCAGCGAACAGGGCGGCGTCCTCGGCGGCGATCTGCGAGAGCAGGAGCGCCAGCTGATCGGCGTCGTTGCTCCCAATCTCCGACAGTCGGTTGTCGGCGAGCGCCCACGCGTTCGCGGTCGTCTCGTCCTCGTCGATCCAGACCACGGCGACGTGCGACCAGCCCAGCTTGTCCCGTGCCGCCTGCAGGGTGTGGTTCCCCGCGGTGACGTACCCGACCGGACCGCCCTGCTCGTCCTGACCGGTGACCCGTGCGGTGATCGC